AGTCATTCACTACAATACAGACCTGTCACTCATGATCGTATCATTGATCCAGTTCGTGAGATGATGATGGAACTTGACAATGACTACATATTTCAAGTGCAGCTTTTAGAATCTGGCTCAATGATGGAAGCAAGATTGATATCTAAAAACATTGCATTCAAAGATCCTGCTGAGCAAGATTACATTGCATTTCAGATTGTACTTCGTAACTCTTACAATGGTGTGTGGTCTGTTATGATTGAAGCTAATGGTCTAAGACTGTGGTGTAAAAATGGTTGTACTAATGCTGATGCTATCAGTTCCTATAGACAGAAACACAATGGCATCTTCAACTATCAGTTCGATCACATCAAAGAATCAGTATCCTTATTCAAAAACAATGAACAACGATATCGTGATTGGTACAATACCAAAGTAACAGATGATGATGCAGACAGATTGTTTAGGACTTTAACCTACACAGCGAAACCAACAGTAGATGGTAAGTATAGAAATGAAACACAATATGTAAACTTACTTGGTCACTGGTCAGACTATCAACGATCAATCGGTAAGAACAAGTGGGGTTTATACAATGCAGTTACTCATTGGATTTCTCACCCACAAAACGTCAGTAGCACAAACAAAACTGTTGTTGAAAGAAACAGTAAAATGTTAAGCTATATGTCAAAATCACATTCAATATTCAACTAATGGAGGCTCAGTTGATTACATACACTACAGCAGAACTAAAGATGTGCGAATCGTATGCACGAATTGCACACCCAGCAGACTACAGAGAAATGTTTGACCATATCTGTGATGTATCCAAACCATATGGAAATGAACACCCTGAGGTTTGGATCAACAAGATGACTGTCAAGGCAACAAAGATATGGGAGCAAAGTTATCCTGATCTTCAAGCATCAAAAATGATTGAAGATATCTTACATGACAGTGGCATCAAGCATCTCAACTTCAAGTAAGACTGTGAAAAACACAGTTAAATATCAATACAAATCTATAGTAACAAAGCTAGTACAACTAAGAAAAGAACGTAAACTTTCGCAGGAGTACATAGCTTTGGAGATAGGTATTGAAACAAAACTACTAGGTCAATGGGAACGTATGATCGTTGAGCCTAGACTATTTAACTTGTTGTGTTGGTGTGAAACATTGCAAGTATACTTAACAATATCAACAGATGATGGAGAATTTTAATGCAAAAGTTTTTAAGTATGGCTGAAGTAAAAGCTAGAATAAATCCTGAAAAAGATATGTTTACTAGAGAAGAATTGATAGCTATCAAAGTAACTATGCAATTTATGCAAGAAAAGTTTTACTATTTAAATCAAGATAAAGATACTAAAACTTATAAACAACTAATAACTATAAGGGATAAATGTATAGATGCCCTCGAAAAGTAAAATAAAAGGTAACTATCATGAGAATTGGTTTGTAAAATTATTTAGTTCTTGGAAGTTACCTTGTAAAAAAGTTCCACTATCAGGTAGTCTTGGTGGTGAACATACTGGTGATTTAAAACTTACAATCAATGATAAGGAATATGTTGTTGAAGTAAAGTACAGAGCAGTAGATAAATTTCCTAGTGTATTCAAAGTGTTACAAGGAAAAGATATTGCTTTGTATAAACGTAAAACTGGTGATCCAAAATGGGTTGCTATAATTCCTGATAAGATAATGGAGGACTTAATCAAATGAATTGGCAAATGAAATGTGTAATATGTCATCAATTTATCGAACCTGAAAGAGATAAATATGGACATATTATATGGCATGGTGGTCATAATCCTGCACCAATAACAGATGAGGGATTATGTTGCACATCATGTAATGATAAAATTGTTACACCAACTCGCATAGCTGAAGTACAACTAAACATCAAAGGAGGTAATGATGGGTAACGTAAAAAAACAAATACAAGATTACTACGACCAAGTAGTATCAATCGAAGGATTGGAACGACAATTATCAGAGTCAGAAGATGTGTCACAAGTAAAGCGATTCATCAACTATCAAATGAAACCCAAGTTCCAATCAGAGAAAGACCTATGTAATGACATTGCAGTTGAACTCTGGAACGAATACTGGAGTAACTACAATGAAGCAACTTACTAATGAATGGCAACCAAGCCACACAATCATGGACAAATACAAGGAGGTAAATCATGACAGAGAAACTAAATACTTCAAACATTTCTACATTGCGAACCAATATCGAAGATCCGACTGGGATCAGGAGTATTGCAAATGGTGTGACAAACAACTTAGTCGCAAAAGAAATAATACAAAAGTACTCAGAGAAACCAAACAATCACACAAGGACAATTCGTTCTACTATAGAATCATTGCTGAACTGTCAGATAAATGAACGAGTAAACAATTCATATACTTTTTTTAGATGGGATATGCCTTGCATATCTGATGTAGCTGATGCACTTGTTGCTCGTGAAGAGTCAGTGAAACAACTAATGAGATACTGTATGTCAGTAGCAGATCCAAAAGATATTGAGAAATGGATTGTCGAAGTAATGGTATGCACTACCAAGCAATCAGCATTAACAGAAAAAGACATGGCTCTCAAAGCTCGTGTGTATGCAGGTAAGTTGTCACACATACCTGCGGACATACTCAAGTATGCTTGTGACCAGATATGTTTAAACAGCAAGTTCTTTCCATCACTGGCAGAAATCTATGAGTTTGTTCAGCCAATGCTTTACTATCGTAAATCATTAGTAGAGTCAGTATCACAACAATTATTATCAGCAAAAGGAGTTTGATATGTCACTAGCAAAATGGCAAATAGAAGATATGGAATCGTTAGAAGGAAGAGATCTTATGTATTTTCTTCTTGATTGTTATGACAAATGTGTCATTGAAGGCGATAACATTACACAATTTTTAACTGAAAATATCAGTGATAACATAGTTAAAGAATACATAAAGGAGGAAGCCTATGACAAGTGATGAAGAGAAAAATGCTATGAAAGTTTCATTAGCTATAGTTTCACAAATGAGTGTAGAGGACTTTCAAACTGAATTAGAAAACCATAAAATAGAAAGTAATACTATAGATAATTATATTTTTGATTTAGCAAAAGCCTTATCAGAATCTAATAAACATTATTATCTATCAAATTCTAAACATATAAAAATATTAGATTAGGAGGACAAAATGGAAGATAGATTTGAAGATGTACCAGTAGAAGTATCTGATCGTGACAGATACGGATATGTAAAATTAAATAGTTACTATGATTTTTTTCAGACTCAATTATTTGTGCCTGATAAAAATGACAACCTGCAACCTGCAGGTATGTCATCAAACCACAAAGATTATATCTAAATACTTGATAACATTAAACAATTAGTGTATGCTGATAGCAACAATGGAGGTACTAATGGCAGTAGAACTAAGACAATCTGCTCATGCAGAAGACTATATCAGAGGCTCTGATATGGTATCAATCATGACAGGTAAATGGAATGAACTTTACAAAATCAAGACAGGTAAGATTGGTCGTGTAGATTTATCACATGAGTTTCATGTCTTGCTTGGTGTTGAAACAGAAAACTTTAATCTTATGTGGTCGCAAAGAGCATTTGATTATGAGTGGTCAGCACAGAAAAAATTTCAAATGATGTATGGTAGCATAGCATTTCAAGGTACAGTTGATGGCTACGATAAAGACAAACATATGATTATCGAATGCAAACATACTCATGGCATGAATACTATGGAGAATATGATTAACTTCTATATGCCGCAAGTACAATTTTATCTTTACATTTCACAAGCTAGACAATGTTTGTTGTCTGTTATACTTGGTAATAGATATGAAGCAGTTATCATTGATGAAAGCATACAATATCAAAATGATATGCTTGATAAGATCAAAGCATTTTGGGAGTATGTCGTACACAAACAAGAACCTGAAGATGTATATCTAAGAACAAGTCAAACAATCAAAGATGCCATACCTATTAATGGCAAGACAAAGCGAGATGTATCAAAGAGCAACAGTTTTACTGAGGCTTGTAATGATTACTTGCTACATGAAGAAACAGCTAAAAAATTTGAGAATGCAAAGAAGCTGCTCAAAGAAGAGATCAAGCCTGATGAATCAGAGATCTACAATGATGTTCTATCTATCAAGCGAGATAAACGAGGGTCAATTCGTATCACAAAGAAAAAGGGTGAGTAGACCCAACTCACCCTATAACCTATCTGTATAATGGAGGTAATACATGACAGATACTAAAAGTAATATCAAAAAGCCGACACCTAGTAAAGTTTATAACTTACGAAGTGCAATGCTAGAGTTCCAAAAACTATCGGTGACTGCCAAGAAAGATGGCAAGAACCCACATTTCAGAAGTAACTATTCTAAACTTGAGTCTGTTATTGAAGCAGTCAATCAAGGTAATCAGTTTGGTTTATTCTTTACTCAAGAGATTGAAGTCAAGAATTATCAAAGAGATATTGTAGTAGTTACTACTGTACGTCACATAGATGATGACAATACATATGTATCTAAACTACCAATACTTCTTGATGATGCAAGTATGAAGAATCCACAAAAGATTGGATCGGCTATTACATATGCAAAGAGATATACACTACAAGCTGTATATGGTCTGCCATCAGAAGATGATGATGGTAATGAGGCTAGTAAGCCAAACGTAAACATATCCAAACCAATACCTAAAGGAGAAGATGATGGATTATGATAATACAGACAGAGGTAGCTTTTTCAAACCACGAGCAGATGAAAGTCTGCTTGTGCAAGGTAAGCTAAACAGTAATGGTGATGAACACAGAATCGTAATCATCAAAGCATCACTGCCTGATGGTGGTACTGCTCGTGATGTCTATGCAAAGATAGGCACAATGTATGAGAATGACAAATCTCAAAACGAGAAATCACCTGACTTCAGTGGACCAGTGCAACTACCTAATCAAGAGAAACGTAGGATTGCTTGTTGGAAAACTGTATCCAATGATGGTAATACAAAATTCTTGTCTGCTCGTATCGGTGATCGTACACCACGAGTAGGTGAAGATACTGTATCAATAAATAACAATGATGATATGGAGGCTATAGATGAAGTACCATTCTAGTGAAGCAAAAGCGAGAACTCATGATCCCAAAACATCATGGGAAGCCGCAGAAAAAGTGGACACCAATAGACTCGAGAGGATTGTACTAGATATTATTAAAGTGCATGGAGAAAAAGGTGCTACACATGATGATATTTGGACTTACCTTAAAAAATCACTAATACACAGTGGGTTTCGTGAAGGTAGTATTACTCCACGATATGCTACTCTTGAACGAAAAGGTTTGATTCTTCGTAATGGTGATACTCGCAAAGGAAATGCAGGCAGAAGTCAGCTTGTAATGTATTATGTGCAAAAAAAGTCTTGATTTAAAAGCCATACAGAGGGGGTAAAGACCCCCTCTAGTATGATTGTACCCTAGAATTACGTTGATTCACCGACACTTTTCATTTGGTCAAGAAGCCTCATTGCTCTATTTGGTACTTGTTTTGCCCACTTCGAGTCTGTCATTTCGTATGCGGCTTCAAACCAATCACGATTATCCACTGCTTTTTTCATTTTATGAAAGCGAGATAGTCTTGGTCTACCCATATTAAACATCATGTTAGCTATTATGTGCTGTACTTTCTCAGGTAGATCATCAAAGTCATGGTACAACAACTTACATTCATCAATAGTAACTTGTATATCCTGATCAAATAACTCGTTAACTCTTTCTTCAGATACTTCTGTGCCAACTGGCTTACCATATTCTTGATCCCACTCAGTAACAAGATGACCTATCCCAACAGTAGGTAGATTTAAGTGATCGAGATACACAGCATTAACACAACCTTCATCTCGTTTCAGTTCTTCTCGTAATAGTTCTATATTCATTTAGTCATACCTTTATACTTTTCAAATGTACGGAGTCCACCCAAGCCAAGCATACCCATCAGCACAGTCATCAGAGATCCCATATCAAACTCAGGCAAAGCAGGTAAAGAGAAACCAAACATGGTAGCAAAGAATAAAATAAACTGTGACAGGACAAAGTGCCACATTAAAGCAATGCCACAAGTCCAACCAATAAAGGGTCGCCACGA